CCAAACAGACTTAACGATAGTCAATCTTTACCATTTGACCCTGTTACTTACGTAAGCAAAGACCCATCAATGATCGAATCTTTACGTAAGGAGATAAACGAGGCTATCGAGGTTGCCTTTAGATTTATGGGTATAGAAATAAGTATGGATAAGAAATCAGGTAACGAGACAGCAACAGGTAAGCTTATTGATAGAGAAAACTTGTTCAGCTTCTTGACTGAATATTCAAATCAAATATTCCAACTTATGGCATGGTCGATCATGATTTTAGGAAGATCAAGATACGAAGACTTTCAACAGCCTAAGATTAAGAAACCAAGCACATTCGCTTTAAGAAGTGAAGATGATCTAAGTGAAGAGCTTAGAGATAATAAAGAGCTACCAGATGCAGTTAAAGCCGAAATGACTAGAGAGTTATTAGACATCAGATTTGGTGACAACGATAAATTGAAAAACACTCTAGAGCTTAAAGAAAAGATCGACAACTACTACCTAATGTCTCCACAAGACGTTATGGCAGTAATGGCTTCTGGAATCTTACCAAGATGGAAAGCTGTATTACACTTTAGTTTTGATTCTTACATTAACCAAAAAGGAATGGATTTTTGGGAAAAAGATTTCGAAGCTCAAAGACAAGAGCTTGAAAACCAAGCTAAAGAGGAAACTATCGCCAATACATTAGGTAGTACACAAAACATATTAGGAGGAGGTGCCAACGCTTAATGAACTCATGACAGCTAGAGCTGATGCTCTTGACGAAATACCAGAAGAATTATTTGGAGCAATAGAAAGAGCTCAAAGAGATGCTTATAGGCAAGTTTCAAAGCTACTAGGTAGATTAGATCTTAATTCAGCCGGAAATATTGAGTTGACAACAAAGAATCTAGCATTAATCGAGCAAATTGCTGGTGTTACAAATCAAACGTTGTTCACTGGAGAATACATCAATGCAGTAAGAGATTTCGCAGCTAAAATAGAAACTCAATCACAATTCGCTGCTAAATATATGGATCAAGCTTTTGGTTCTTTTACTGACAATGACATTTACCAACAAATTTTAAGAACTTCACAAGCGGATGCTGTTGCCTTACTAAATGAGAATGCAGTTAATCAAGCTTTGGTTGAGCCTATAAAGCAAAGTCTTAGGAATAGTGTTACTACAAACGCTTCTTTTCCAGATGCTGTTAAAAATATTCAACAGATAATGATAGGTTCAGCTGAAAGAGAAAGCAACCTTCTTGGTAATAGAAAGACATTAATTAAGGATGCATTCTCAATAGCAGATAGAAGATACAATATAGCTATTGAAGATCAATATGAGTTTGAATGGTACAGATATGCTGGTGGTAGAGTAGAAGATACCAGGTGCTTTTGCCAGAAGAGAGCTAATAAATACTATAGAAGATCTGAAATAGAATCATGGGGAAGACTTGAGAACTTAGGAGAGTGTAGAACATCAAATGGTTGGGCTGGTAGAATACCAGGAACTAATGAAAGAAGCATCTTCACTTACGTTGGAGGATATAACTGTAACCATATTATAGTAGCAGTACCAGAGGAAGCAGTTCCAGATAGTTACAAAAAACAGGAAGTAGCCAAAAATGCTTCAACTGATGATTGGGACCAAGCACAAGAAAACCAGGATGAGTGGAGAAAAACCTTATCTAATGAGGAAATTGAAGCAGTAACCGCATACACTTCAAGCGACTATAAAAGAATAAATAATACACTAAGGAAAGGGGCTTATACAGACAGGGAAACCATTTACAAACAGCTTGAACAAGATGAATACAATGGCTATATAAAGCAAATCTCGAAAGCGTTTGATTCAGCCCCAAGATATACTGGCACCACATACAGAGGGGCTTACTGGGGACCAAATGATGACTTGACACATTTTAACAATATTGCGGCTATGGAAAAAGGCTCAATATATACAGATAAAGGCTTTATGAGTGCTAGTTCAAGCAAGTCTGTAAGGGACAGTTTTCTGTCTTCAAGAAGTGATTCTAGGAATGTTGAGATGGAGCTATTTAGCAAACAAGGCGTTGCAATTAATAAGTTTAGCCGTTACCCAAAAGAAAACGAGGTATTGTATAATGCAAAAAGCAAATGGGTAGTTGAAGAAATTGAAAAGTCAGAGAATTTGATAAAACTAAAATTGAAACAAATTGAGTAGAGAGGCAATAGTTGAAAATGAAGCAAAATCACCAGCGAGTGTTTTGCCTGTGTGCAACAAATGCAAGCATCATATTGAAGGTGTTAAATGTGCAGCTTTTAAAGTGATACCTGATAAAATACTTTTCGGTGAAGATAATCATTCAGCTGTTTTACCTGAACAAAGTAATCTTCTAGTATTTGAGCCAAAGTGATTTACTATTTTTGTCTTAATAAACAGATATGGTTAAAAAGCCCACCGTTTAAGATGGGCTTAATTTATCAAATCCTAGAAGTTGTAGTCGTAAAACTTACGTGGATGATCTGACATTTGGAATTTCATTGAACCGTGTCTCCAACCATTTCTTTTTGTCTTTCTCACTCGTATTACTGGAGCTGATTCATTTGATTTAAACTCATACTTTTGGTTGTGATTGTCAACACAATGACCAGCAAAACCGCCTTTTATAAAAGTTTGTGGAAACTCAACTTGAGTTGCAATCATTGGTCTAATTTCAACTGTCTTATCAGAAATAACCTTTACAACTTCGTAAGGTTCTACATCTGAATACATGATCAAATTACAATACTTGCGAATTTTGGTTTGATAATAATACCCGTTTTTGAAACTTTTCAATCTTCGCTCTACTTTATACATGTGTTCAATTACGTCAGCAACTTCTTGTTTGTCTTGAGTTTCAATAAATTCCCACCATGTTTCAATGCTGTCATTAATTAAACGTTGTTTGTAAGCTTTCTTGATGATTGGGTTTAATTTTACTTGTGTCATTTTTGTTTTTGTTTGTTTTTGATAGTTCAAATATATAACAATTTTACAAATCTGTAAAATATTTTTTATTTATTTTTGTTTTAACAAACAGATTTAATATGAATAAAAAAGTTGCTTTTACCTGTATTATGGGTAAGTACGACAAATGGGAAGAACCATTATTTGTCTCACCTGGTTTCGATCACATTCTTTTTACTGATCAACCAATCAAATCAAATATTTATAAAATTATTAAAATCAAGTCTGGAGATGGTTATAAAACCGCTAAGACAATTAAGATTTTGATGAACTTGCCAATTCTTAACGACTATCATCAATTAATTTGGCATGATGGCAATTTTCCTATTAAGAAAGATCTAAACGATCTTCCAGAACAATTCTTTGTAGATCATCCATTACATGATTGTGCTTATGATGAGATAGATCTATGTTTGAAACTTAGAAAAGACACTGAAGACAAACTTGAATGGTGTAGGCAAACGCTTCAAGAAAACAAATGGCCAGTTGATCAAGGAGCTTTTGCTTGTGGAATCATGAGCAGACTTAATAATGATCAAACAGAAGAGTTTAACAAAGCTTGGTGGTCAGTAATAAGCAAGTTTTCAATGAGAGATCAAATATTCTTTCCATATTTAGTGGATAGATACAATATGCCTCAAAAGGTAATCACTTGGAAGAAAGTTTTAGAATATTTTAAATGGAATGATCATGCGTAGATGGGAAGTCATTAATCACTATATAGATAAGAGGTACAAAGATAAGTGTAACTACTTAGAGATTGGTATTCATCATGGTGAAAACTACACTAAGATAAAAGCTACTAATAGAACTGGTGTTGAACCTAACCCAATATTCAGATCTAGTAACATATACACAACAACTAGCGATGAGTTCTTCGTTACTAATAAAAAGATCTTTGATTTGATATTTATTGATGGTTCTCATACTGCTTTACAATCTGAAAGAGATTTTTGGAATGCTTTTCAATGTGTGAGCGTAAGTGGAATGATACTCATGCATGATTGTGCTCCAACTAAAGAGAACGAGACGTTTGTACCTAGACCTTCTAATCATGGTAGATGGAATGGAGAAGTCTACAAGACTTGGCTAAAAATAAGAAAGATCTTTCCTGATTGCACATTCACTATTGATACTGACGAAGGTATTGGTGTATTCGATATGAACCAACGTTGGGAACCAACAGTACATTGGGCTAATTACGAGAAAAGCAAAAGTAAGCTATTGAATTTAATTAGTTTAGAATCTTTTAAAGCGATGAAATGATACACTATGTGATACCTTATGCTAGAGACAAGCAGCTTGCTAAGCACTACAATGAGCAAGTAGCTAGATTTCCAGACGAAGATTGGTTATGCTTTATAGATGGTGACGCAATGTTTTTAAGTCCTGATTTTGGAACTCAAATCGAGTTGATTATTGCCACTAATAAAACTGACTACGACGTTTTTACGTGTAAAACAAATAGAGTAGGAAATCTAAATCAATGTCATAAAGGAAAGATCTCTAACGATACTAACATTAACTATCATATATCTATAGCCCAAATAAGAAGAGGTACTATGGCTTTCGATGTAAATAAGTTACCAGATGATCCACCAATGTCTGGAGTACTTATCTTAGCTAAGGTAAGTACATTCAAGAAGTACCCATTCAGAGGAGATGGAATGCTTGGTGTTGATAATAATTTTCATCAAGACGTGATCAAAGACGGGCTTAAAGTAGGTATCATGGAAGGCGTTTATGTTTTTCATAAATATAGATTAGAAACAGGAATACATGACAAAAGTCACTTACATTGATATAGGCTTGCACAAAGAAGCTAATGAGATTGATATGTTTCTTGAAGCTGCTAAAGGTTTAGATGTTAAAGTGTATGGCATTGAGGCTCATCCAGGATACATTGATCAATTGAAAGAGAATCATCCACAAGCAAAGATTCTCAACTATGCAATCAACAAGACAGAGAGATTGTTGCCATTGTACTTGAGCGAGTCAAGTGATGGTCATGGCAACTCAATCTTTCCAGATAAAAACAATGTGACAACAGACTTTGTGAAAGTGCAAGGTGTGAAACTTAGCACTTTGATTGAAAGAAAAGAGATTGTATTGAGTGATTTCAATGTGCTAAGATACAACATTGAAGGTGCTGAGTGGCACCTACTTAATGATTTGATTGAGAATGAATTGTGGAACAAGTTCAACATTCTGTCTGGAGCAAGATCAGATATGCACAAGGTGACTCACTTGAAAGATAAAAAATGGCAATATCAAACTTTGGTGCTTGGATCTGGCAAGTGGGTTGATTTTTGGTATCATCCACAACAAAAAGCAAGGAATAACAAAATGATTGAAAACATGAAAAGAAAGATCAATGAAGTACTTAGAAGCAGTTAAGAAATTGCAAAAAAGAGAGGTTTTTCATTTTGCTAGAGTTGGAGATGGTGAAATGCTGTGTATGGCTGATTCCAAAGGCCAAAACTGTGATGGCCATAAGTATTACCCTGAACTTGGAAAAGCTTTAAGAAAGATCTACAATGAAAAGAGACCTTATTATGTTGGTTTGCAACCAATCAAACATGGATTATTTACTAACCACGAGAAGTATCCACAAGATTGGTGCAATGCTGATATTTTTCATGAAGCAAGCTTAGAAGGAAAGTTACAGCCTTTCATGAAAGCTTTGATGAATCGTAACGTAGTAATGATTGGCAATAGAAAACACTCTAAACTTGCGTTTGTGAATATCATGATTGAAGTACCAACTAACAATGCTTGGACAAAAAGACTTGAAGTTTGGGAATCAATAAAGCAAGTAGTTCAAAGTGAGTATCAAAAAGGACTTGTTCTTTTGTTCTCTTGTGGAATGAGCTCTGGTGTTTACATAGATGCTTTAGCCAAATCAAAAGCAGGAAAGTATGTTACCACTATAGATACTGGTTCAGTCTTTGACCCTTACATCGGAAGAAACACAAGAAGTTATCACAAAAAAGTAATAGAGATCATTGAAAAAGATAGTAGTTGGAATAGCTACTTGCGAAAGGAGAAAGGAATCCCTACCAATAGCACTAAGTAGCATCAAGGAGTCACTTAAGCTCACTGGTTTAGATTATTATGTATTTGTATATGATAATGCAAAAGAACGTGATGAGGGTGCTAAAGGGAAGTTCTATCAACAGCCTTTTCACAAGGGAGCATACTTCTTCTCATGTGATGATGATCTTATTTACCATAAAGACTACTTTAGTTATTTGATTAAAAAGATCAATGAGCGTAAAGGCAAAGCTGTAGTAGGTATTCATGGAACTACTTACAAGTTTTACCCAGTTAAAAACTATTATTGGGATGGTATTCAGTATCACTTTGAAGCTAAAATGACTAACGACAAGTTTGTAACAATGCTTGGTACGGGCACTTTGGGCTTCGATACGAAACTGTTTGAAAATTTTAATATATTTACACATTTAAAGTACAAAAACATGGTAGACCCACAATTTGCCATTATTTGTAAGAATAGAAACATTCCACAGTTATGCATAAGAAGACCAAGAGGATTTATAAAAGAAATTCCAGGAAGTCAAAATGATACAATATGGCAAAAAGCTGCTAGTAATTGTAAAAAGCAAACTGAGATGTTAAACAGTATAGGTCGTAAACTCATAAACACAATAAAATGTTGAAAGACAATCAGATCTTCGTAAGAATTGTTAAGCAAGAAAAAGTCAAAGAAGATGTTTCTCTTGCTGCAGCTAAAAAATTAATCCACAAAGGTTGGGAAATTGAAGACCCAAGATTCGACTCAAGAGGTCGATTAAGAGAAGTTAAAGAGGAAGTAGATCTACCAGAACCAATTATCGAAACAGAAATGGTTACTGATGAAGAGCTTGAAAGAGAAGCAGAACTTGAGGTAATAGATGAAGGATTAGATCTAGTTAAAAAGAAAAGGAGCGTGAAAGCTCTTGAAGACATTATCAAGAATTATTCTGAGTACGAACCGGTAGTAGAAGCAGCTAAAACTAAAATAGAAAAAATCAATGGCTAATATAGACGAACTTTTAAAAGACCTTCCAGAAGATAGAGTGAACGAAATCAAGTCTCACTTGAATGAAAATTACGTTGGTAGAAATGTCGCTCATGAAGACACTGAATTGATCAACAAAGTATGGGGCAAGAAAAAAGGC